TCCAAACTCGGCAATGAAACCGCCAATACTCCACACCGCCCCGGTCGCGTTACTGAATCGAAATGACAGATACCGGCCCTTTGCCATCACCGGCACCCGCTCGCTTGATCCGACTACAAATGGTTGCGACGCTAGCCAGGTAATCGCCTGGCCGCGTTCGTACTGCGTCCCAACCTGCACCTCAATCACCGTACCCGCCGCCCCCGTGATCAATGGCCGCACGGCGGTAACTGTTTTCACAATCCGCGGTTGATCAAAATCGAGTGAATCCCGATTGCAACTGCCCGCCACCGAAACGCCCGTCGCCTCCAGCTCGCCAACATCAAACACCACCAGACCCTCACCAGGCCCCGTCGTGCCCGGTTCCGCCCCGATCATCTGATCACTTGACGGGTTAAAATTCGCCTGGTCCCAGGCCGTGCTGTCTAAATCCCACATAGCCGAATCGGCATCCCAGGCCGGCGATTCCGTTGACGGCACAACGCCCGCGTCCGCATATGCCAACGGCCTGATTCCGCGGATCCCGAACTCATTATCCTGGAAATTCCAGACTATCGCCGTGTCTGGGTAAACGCTTGCGCCCGTCGGGAAACATATCCATATTTCATTCAACGCCTTGTTGCTGGCCACGAAAGAGTTAGCGTAATTCGCCGCGCTGATGTTGGAAAAAATAAACCGCCGCAGCCGCTTGTCGATCACACTCTGCAGCCCCTGCCCGTCAATCACTACAAAGTCACCATCCGTCAGGACAGCATGATTGCCCCGGAATTCCTGTACACAATTCCTGGACAGGATCCCCGACGTCGCAAACAGCTTCCGCAACGCGAACACGAACTGACCGCCGATATAGTCCAACGTGTAGGTAGAATGCTGCTTGTAGACTAGGAACTGATTCCGCAGCGCCGCGCCATCAATGCAAGCACCCGGCGTCGCCGCCGCCGAAACAAAGCCCGCATCGTTTTGCGGCAACGGTGCCCACGCTTGCGGCACCGCCCCTGGCTCCGCGGCATCGCTCCACTTGATCAGCGACTCAATCCGCGATCCCAGGCCGTCCGTGTAGTCCAGCGCGATCAGGAAATTCCTGAACGGGCGGAGCGCCGAACAAAACGCGCCCGCCTCCCAGCCCGGCAGCGGTTGACACGGCGTGCCCGGCGACAAGCCCCAAAATACCGGCGCATCCGTCAACCAATTGAACACGGGAACCCCGTTCAACACTCCGCCGGTGTACCGGTTCAATACCGCGCTCGCACTTATCGGGATCACCGGCTCAATACTGGTGTGCACCGTGCCATCGGTGACAAACAATCCATCCGCGGAACCGGTAAGCGTCGCGTACACGATATAGGCGACCGGCCCAGCCTGCACCGGTAACAACCAGACCGGCGGCCCCGACACCGTGGCAGCGATCGCCACGTTCCCGCCGACCCGCTCCGTCAGGCCGTTCCTCATCAGCATGTTCGCAAGACTGGTCCACTTCGCCGCCGGCACGTCCTCCGGCTGCAGGTCGCGTACCAGTCCGAACGGTGTAATTTTTGCTGCCGCTTTCATGCCAATGGAAACTCCAGCCGGTACACCGAACCAATGACCATTTCCCGCGTTGCCATGCCGTCCGAGGCATCCCACAACCAGCGTTCCTCACCGCTGCCGGTTGTGTAGGTTGCCGCCGTGCGCAGCATCTCAATAGTTGAAAATCCGACCTGAAACTGCCCTGTTAATTTCAGCCGCGAGAAATTGCCTGCCACATTCCCCAGCGAATTTTGCATCTGCAGGATCAACTGACCGAAAGCCGTGTAGCACGCGATAATCGTGCCGTTTGTCGGATGTGCCACGTTATCCAGTGAACCGGCGGCACCTAGTGCACTCGGAAAGTTTACCGTTCCATCGGAAAAGCCCCGCAGGCTGCCGCCGGATATATCGCCTGCAACCAGGATCCGCCCACCGGCCCCGGCCCCGGACAACACGTTCAGCGGTGTCAACATCAGCTGATCCCGTTGCCCCAAACGTCAACCAGGATCGCACTGCGCCACCATAGCTGGACCACGCTGTTGACCGCCACTTTCCGCGTTCCGGTCGCAAGCGATCCCCCACCATTAAACCAGTTCAGCGTCACCCCGGCAGCCGTCAAGGTAATCTCCCCGGTGCCGCGATTCTGCAAGGTGATCGCAGTTCCCGCCTCCAAAGTCGGCGCGAACACTACCCCAGCTGCCCCCGTGTACCCGACCACCTGGCCCTCACTCGCCTGGAGCAATGTCCCCGACGGCGCGACGGTGCCTTGCTGCGCGGGATTCCGAAACGCCGCTTTCAAAGCTACGCCATCCTGCGAAAAAACCAGTAGCGCGCCCAGCGCTCGGGAAACCACCTCCAACGACGTGTCCGCCGCCGCCCCAATGCGCACCCGCCAACTGGCTAACGCCCTCATTTCGGCATCAATCAGCACGTCACCCATCCGCAACAGGTCCGCTGCCGTTATCGTCGCGATGCTACGCTCTACCGCGGCTGCCGTTTTTCCCGTCAGCGCTCGCGTATTGTTCATAACCTGATCTGCATCATAAGTGCGTTTGCCGGTGACTGTTTGCGCTACCGACTTCAACGTCGCATCGCTCAACTGTTCCTCACTGAGTGCCACCGACTTCGGAACAGCGGTAGTCCCGACAAACGCCGGAAACTGATTTTTCAACACCGCCTTAGTCATTCTCAGGTGATCATCTCCCTGCGATTTAGGATCACCTCCGCCTGGATTGGTTGGGACCAACTCCGCTATATACCCTGCCGCTTCTAAGCCCATCGCTGCGCCCCTCGTCCTGCATAGTTATAGCCGGAAAACGTACCCGCCCCCGGTCCCTTTTGCGCAGTCGCTGCCGCTGCATTCACTGACTCGACCTCGGCAACAAATAGCTGCAACGCTTTTGTCTGTTCCTCGCTGTCCTGTTCCCATCGAAACACTTCCGCCAACGTCGCCGCCAAGTACAATTCCGGGTACCTGTTGATCAGCTCGTTCGTGTCCGCCGGAAGTACAAGCGCCGGCAGCCGCCCGTAGTAAATCACGTTTACCAGCGCACCCGTCGGGCCCGGTCGGATCTCAATAGCACCGTCATAAATGCTATACACCGCCGCCGTTCCCCCGCCTTGCGTAAACTCCGCTATTTCCCGCCGACCGATCGCCCGCGCCGACACCCGACCGACGGCGGTCGGCACCACCACGTCCCGCATCTGCAGAAAATCCACCGGCAACGGCCAGGCATTCGGATACAGCTCAGGCATCGCCGTATCAATGCTGCCAAACACCACCATTTCAGCGGCCCGACAGCTCCGCGCTATTCGCGCCTCCGCCAACAAAATGAACGTGTCTATCAGCGTGCCATACGTCCGATGAGCAAACGTCTCTACCGCCACAATCAGTTCGTCTCGCGTCATTACGCAACCCTCGTGACCTGCGTCACCTGCCAGTCGTTGCTATCCCCCAGCACCGCCGCGCTATTGCGCAGCGTCAAAAATGCCGACGTAGCCGTCGCCACAAAATTCTGATCGACTCCAACCCCCACAGCCGGCGACGCCTGGAAGTAATCCTGGCCGTTCGACGATAAGCCCGCCCGCACCTGCCCGGCACCAGTACCCACCGACGCCGCCCGGAACGACTGCACCCGGTAGGTGCCACCCACGTCGGTCGGGAACTGATACGCCACGCGGCCCGATACCGCCGCCGTATTCTCGACCCGCAACGTGTCAACACCCGATAGAATTTTCACCGACGACGACGCCACCCACGCCGCGTCGGTCACCGTCGCTGCCGTGAATGGGTTGCTATTGGTCAACAGATTCGGCCCGGGAAACGCCGACACAACGATTGATTCTTGCCTCATCTCCAGGTTTGCGAACACGCTTGAATTCGGTGGGGTATTGTTCGTAATCCGCACGCCGACCACCACTGACGTACCCGGTGCAACAAACGTCCCCTCGACAAATCGCCTTTGTGCCCCCAACAATTGCGCCAACTCAAAACCTCCGGCAGCCGCGCCAACGCGGACCTCCGGGTTATGCGTCCCGCCCTTTCCCATCTCGAACTTTACGTGATAGGTCGCGCCCGGCACCGTCGGGACAGTCTGGTCGATTCGCCCGAATGACGCGATCGAATTACTGATTTTCAGCTGATTGTTGTTTACCAACGTCCGCGCAATACTGCCCAGGCCCGGCACCCAGGGCCCCGCCACGTTCAACGTGTCAACAGTGAACGGGAACGATGCCTGCAACAACTGCGGCTTGCTGGCAATAAAATCGACATTGCCACCACCACCGGCAAGCCTGGTGCTCGCGTGCTTGAAATAGCTGATTGGCCCGACGGTCCCGTAAGCATTCACCATCGACACCCATGCGATGCCGTTCGCCGGCGCAACCCAGGTGCAATCCTTATTGGTACGCGCCGCAATCTGCAGGTTATGAAACTGCGTTCCGCCCGCTGCCGTGCCGACCCGCATGCGCGCAAACTGCACCGCGTCAGGATTGTAGACCATCGACCGGTAAGTCGCGCCAGGGATCAGCCCGGTCAACTGCTGACTGATGTATGCAACTGTCGCCGCGGTGCAGCTCACCGACAGGATGCCATCGGCATCAACGGAAACCGACGGTGTATTGCCATGCACCCATTCGACATTCAATGGCGTCGATTGGTTGAAAGGGTAAGCATTAATCAGCAACTGCGGGCCCCGCCGAATCGGGACCAGGAACCGGGAATTAGCATTGTGCGGACTTACCGCCGTGATGCTGCGCTGCCGTGCTCGAATCAGACTCATGAATGCACCCTGTACGCTTTAGATAAAGGATCCCGCATAAACCATTTCCACGCTTTGCTGTAGGCTTTGCCGTCAGCATAGTTCCCCAGCTCCGGGACCATGTATTTGAGCGCCGCCAGGTGCCTTTCAGGTATCGACAACTCCATGCTCGAGTTTGCCTGCATCCGCGGTTTCGCTGTGTTTCGCAATACCGCGTTCCGCTCCAGAATGCCCCGCTCCAATTGCGAACGGGGCATGAGTAGCAGTTCCAATGCTTCACGCCTTTTCGCGGATAGCATCGGATCAGCTCAGGTGACTACCGCCGTCACAGGATTGATATCGTCAATCAAACCCTGCGCGGCCTCGTTCAACACTTTCACCGTCCAGTCGACAATCATTTGCGACGTATCCGACAGCCCCGTCTTCGCCAACGATTCGGTCCTGTAGCCGGTCAGAATGCCCAGGCGCAACATGCTGGGATCCATGATGAACACGCTTGCCACCGGCACCGGCGTTCCCGTTGCGTCATTGTGCAGCGATTGCAGGCGATTCGGCACCATTTCCAGCGTGCCAAAATCATGGATGAACACGTTCACCGCACCGACCGCAGTCTGGGCTTTGACGCCCTGGTCCTGCTGCAGCGTGGCAATGCGAGCGCTTGACGTGAACATATACTCGGACAAGCGCCGGATCACCGTCGGAACTGACATCAGAACCGTCGGATTCCCGCCCTGTTCGTACACCTGCTGCGCAATGTCCCTGACAAGTGTCTCGGTCAAGCCCCGCTGTGTCCCCGGCGTCGGTGCGGCAACCAGCCCGGTGCCGGTATCAAATCCGCCATCCGCACCCGCCGCGCCCCGGCTGGTGTTCGTCTCAATCCAGGACGGCAAACCCGCCGCCTGACCCGCCGTGGCCGCGCCGTCGTCCTTGATGCTCGCATACGGCTGCAGGAAATTCCGGTCAACGTCCCGGCGTAACTCGCGTTGCCGCTGCATAATCTGATAGCTCAATTCATTCGCCCGGCCAATGGTGTCCACGTCCTGCGCCCTGGTCGACACCGTCACGATTTTTGAACTGATTTGACACTGGTTTCCGACCCGCAACCCGCCGATCGCGTTGTTGCCGGTACTTGCGCTGCCGTCAATCCGCTTGTTGTCGCCAGGTGCGGCCAGTTTGTCGGTAGTCCACTCGGCATAGGAATTCATCACCGAATCGGTCGCAATCCGATCCTGTACCGGCAGCGGAATTCGACTGATATCGAAAATCTGCTGCATTACATCCTCGTTGATCAGGCCGCCACGTAACACGGCCTGCAAACTCGCATTTGTCCAGCTCATCGCTTCAAACTCCCCAAAAGATTGGAAATTGCAGAAACGGAATGTTCCTGCAAGCCTGTTTTCATCGCTCGGGCTGACAATTCGCTTTGCTTCTTCGCTGACGCCTTCAACGGTATCCGCTTGGACCCGCCAACCTTGTCAACCTTCTGCACCCGCTTAGCACCGGCGTCCGCTTCGGCAAATTTCCCTCGCAACTCCGCGAAGTCCATTGCCAGCTTGTAAACGCGGTGATCGCCCAGCCCGTCTATCTCACTTTCACGAATCCCGTAGGCTTTTCCTAACTCGACCACCGCATCGCGTACTTGCTTCCGGTAGCCGGCATCCTTCGCCATCCTGGGTACTGCTGCAAACAAGGCGGCCTGTTCACGCCCCATTGTCTCCCGATACTTCGCCTGCGCCTTCTTCGCCACAGCCTCCGGTATCTGGATCATCTGAAACACCTCATTCAGTTCGCCCCGCGCCTGAATTGTTTCGTTCTCCACGCGCTGCCGTTCCTCGGCAATCTTGAACCGTTCCTTGGCCTGGTCCCGCCAAAGGTCTTTCAACTGCCCGAAGGTCGGACGCTCCACCCGATCCCCAAACCCCACCTCCAAGTCAGCGATCAGGCCGTATAGTTCTTCCAGCTCAATCCCGGCGGCCTTCGCCAAATCCTTGAACGACTTGATCTCGCCCAGCTCTAATTCTCGCTGATCGCTTTCGTCCGCTTCCGATTGTGCTGCGCCATCCTCCCCGTCCCCTTGTTTTTCATCCTGCTCCGGCGTGTCATCTCGGTCAGAATCATCAACGCCTGCGTCGGGGACACTATCGCCCTCGCCTTCTTCGCCTCGCTCGTCTCCACGTAGTAACCCTCCAATCTGCTGCAGCATGTCGCTATCCGGGTTTCCACCCGGGCGCGCAGGGATTACCCGCGCCTGCTGCTCGCCTTTCCGCATCGCCTGCGATGCCCCGTTCGCCTTCGCCGCTGCCTTCTTCGGCAACCGCTTTGGCTTGTTCGCTTCAAACGTAACCGTCTCGGTCATGCCCCGCTCCCCTGTTTCGATGCTGCCTGCGCACCGGTATTAACTACCTGCGATTGCCCGGCACTCTGCACACTTTGCAGTTGACCGGCCATCACGTCCTTCAACAACTTTGCTTCTTCCACCTCGGACGATAGCACCGCATCGAAATACTTGAACTGCGTCTCGATCAACGCCTTCCATTGTTCGCTTTGCAGCGTCGCCTGGTGGACCTGCATCTGCAGCGCCATGATTTGATCCTGCTGCTGCTTTTGCGCCTGCGCCTGCGCTTGCGCGGCCTGCGCCTTCTGAGCCACCGCCTTCTTCGATTCCGGCGACTCGGGATCAATGAAATACTGCTCGGGACTGTTCAACGCCACACTCCGCGCCCAATCGACCGTTGCATTGTGGATCCCGTCCATGCTCACGACGATATCGCTGCCGCCCGCTTGCATCAGCTGCCACTGGTAGGCGATCACTTTCTCAAGATTCGCGGAACGCCGCATACGCTCGTTCATGCTCGCCCCCATTTTCACCGAGACCCGATTCCTTGCCGGCCAGGTCCGCGGATCCGTCTCGACCCACTCACCCGCCCGCTTGAACCGCACCATACCCGTCATCTGACTGCGCATGGTCTGATGCACCAGCAAATACGTCGTGCGAATCAACGTCTCGGCCAGCGTCCGCGTCATAAGCCCGGCCAGCTGCTCCCTTGAACTGTACTGCCGCTCAATTCCCTGCGCCGTGTCCCCGGCGATCTGTGCATTCGCGCCCTGCAGATCCAGACTCGCGCCCCCACGCTCCGCCCGTACCTGGTCCATGTACTGCAACAAACTCGACATGCTCGGACCAATGTCGGTTATTGGAAATTCCCCAATCATCCCGGGTGCCTTGCACGCAATCGACCCGCTATTGCGCGCCTGCTGCAGATCGTCCACGTCCACCGCGCCGGCCACGTGCCAGGTGCGCGGGACAACACTGTTAGCGGTGCCGTCAAGCCACTGTCGCATCCCGGACGTTTTAATGTCCTGCACGTTTGCCAGTTTGTCGAACAGGCTATAACCGAGGAACCGGTGCGGGTTAATGAACGGTGAACCGCTCGCATAAGGCGTTACGTCCACGTCCTCAATCGACAACGGATCCCGGCTGTCGTCGCCGGCGATCCATACCTCGAGCAGCTCCCCGATGCCGTCCCCGTCCCGATCCAGCCTCGCATAACACTGGAAACATTCAATCAGTTCCTGACTCCGATCCCCGCCTCCAAGTTCTTCGCTCCGCTTTGCGATATTTCGCATGGTACTGGTCGCTCTGGCCGACGATGCCGCCGGCAACGCAGCAACCACCGACCGCGGAAACCCCTGACTGATCAGCTCCGATCGACTGATCAAATGCCGCTCTGACGTGAACGGACACTTGTCAAGGAATACACTCGACCAGTTCGCAACCGTCGTGAAATTCTCAGGCGCAACCGACTCCACCTTGATCCGCTCATCCGTCCGCGTTACCCGGATCGACACGTCCCAGGCATTGTCGCCCCCGGACTTGTCCATCAGCTCAATCCGTTCCCGATCGCCCGGCTCCAGTACCTCGGCCAATTCGATGTTGCTCAGACCTTCAAATCGATGTTTTCTCACATCCTTTTCGGTCAACTTTGATACCTTGATGATCCCGTTTTTCAGCAACAGCGCATCTTTCAACGCCTCCAGAAACAACAGAAACCCTCGGTTTTCCATGATCACCGTATTATTGACCACGTCCGATTCCAGCTGCGCCTGTTCCTCGTCCTCCGCCCCGTTCGCTTCAAACTGCACCACGCTATCCGATGCAAAGCTAGGCACCATGTTCGCCAGCACCGCTTCCACCATGTCCGCCACGTCCATGCTGACAACAGCGGATCGGCCTGGGCCCTCGTCGCCTCGAGCCCGCCCAAGGTAATAATTCATGGCCATGGAACGATTCGCCGCAAGGTCGTCATCCTCCCAACCTTCCGACTCACCCAGCATTGTGCGACACGCCACGCCAACCTCATGCGCCGTCAGTCCCGCCTTTTTCTTCGCCATCAAATAACCGTCCTGTCCTGGGCCGACCAGTCCGCTTTGCGCCGACCCCAGCTGAATGCACTTTGACCTCGACCCTTCGCCACCGCGAACATGCGCGCCGCGTCCGCGGGATGCCGCGTCCAGTCCGGTGCCGGCTTGGTGCTAAACACCCGATCGATCTCGTCGTAGTCAACCCGGTACTGAATCAGGGCCTCGATCCCGTCCGCACAAGCCACCTGATCAAACCAAACCCGCGGGATCAAACTCTTGAATGCGTTGATCCCATCCTCGACCGGGATCATCGGGCATACCTCAAAATCCCAGCCCAGCCCCTGCGCCTGCTCGAGACGCGTTACACCCGTGCCGTACTCGCGCACCGCGATATCGTGCGGTGCCACGTGATCGCCCCACTGATACGGCAGCGTCCGAAGATCCGCGATAATGTCAGGCAAACTACGACCCTCATAATGCCGACAGCCAATAGCGCGGACCTCGGACCCTGCAACCTGCCACAGCCAGACGATGCTGTCCCGGATACCCAAGTCCCAGGACGTATGCACCAGCAACGCCTTGTCGTACGGGACTTTCGTGATCCGGCCCTCGCTCTCGGCCTCGGACATTTCCTTGCCGTAGATCGCGCCCGTGATCGCAGCCGTCCAGGACAGCTCAAATTCCTGCGCGTACTCGTTCGCCGGCATCTCCCGCCGGATTGCAGCCAGTTCCTTCGGATCCAGCACGTTCGTCATGCTGACCGGTAAATAATCCCGGCACCATCCCTCCAGCCCCTCCGCATCCTTGTACATGCGAAAAAAGCTATTCCGTCCCGCCGGCGTGCCAATACACAGCATTCGACCCTGGCGATCAGCCAATGCCGGCCTGATCACCTGCGTCCACAATCGGGGCGGAAACTGCGCGTACTCGTCCATCACCACGTGATCGAAGTACATCCCGCGGTAAACGTCCGGCGCATCCGCTCCGCCCAGCATGATCGTCGCACCATTGGCAAAGCCAATCGACAACTCCGTCTGGTTGTAGGTCATGCCTGGGATGTTGCGCGTGTAATGCAAGTAATATTTCCAGGCAACACGCTTCGCCTGATTGCGGAAAGGCGCAACGTACAGCCCCTGCGCATGTCGGTGCGGACACGACAATATCGCCTTGATGCTGTCGTTGACCGCCAGCACCGTCTTTCCTGCCCTGCGATGCTGTACCAGGACAGCAAAGCGATTCGCCTCAATTAAGCCGTGAACCCGGCGTTGGTGCGACCTCGGGCTGTACGGGATCTCCACCTGCAGCAATGTCCGCTCCCTTTCCCCAACTGAATGACAGTTCCTGCTGCGGTCCTGTGGTTTTAATTGCAACCTGGCGCGGCCACCTATACGTCAGGGCAGTCGCATTCGCACGGATCCGATCGGCAACCGTTACCTGTGTCCCGTCCGGTAACTGGTTGTGCATGAACCTGAAACACAGCTCGATCGGGCATCCCAGCCGCTTCGCCCAATGGTCATACCGCTGCAGATAATCCAGCGTCGCCTTGTTTCGTGATCCTTTCGGCCTTCCAGTGCGCATGGACCGTTCTTTTACCCTCGATCCCGGTAACTGTCAATTAACCCGACTATTGTTCACAGCAATTCGGATAAAACCCGTCACGCTCCGCGTGAACCTACCACCGACAGGGGACCGGGTTATTATGCTTTGGCTGGATCAGGGAGACGGCAAGACCCTGCAATTTACATTGCATGATCCTGCCTGGATGCCTCGGCTTGGAGAGCAGATCAACGGCAGAAACCCGGCTTATTCCATCCTTCCATGCGCTTACCGGGTTCAGACTTTGCGCACGGTGTCAACATCATTGGCCGGATCGAGACTGACGGACGCCTGGACCAACGTTGCGATGTGTACGCCTTTTCCGTACACTACGCAAGCCGCCGGCCTTTCCTTTGTCGGATATCCGCGGTATCAAAGCCCCGGCACTCACCTGACGGGGCTTTTTTTTGCTCATTTTTCAAAAGTCAAGGCATTCAGACACGTTTTGACGCCCGCAGACAAGTGACAAGCGCCCCGATTCGCGTACAATAACCCTTCCACCGACAAAGGGATCCGACCATGCAATACCTGTTCCTGATCGCTGTCACCTGGCTAATGCCACCGCTAGGCGTTGCGCTATGGCTGCTTTTCTTTTGGGCCATGCTCGTGTCGTTCAAACAGGACATGCGACGATGACATCGCCACAACAAACCCAAGCCGTGCTCGACCGAATCGTGCGCAAGAATCTGCTGCTCATGGAATTGCTGTGCATCAACAGCGACCCGCACACGCGCACCAGAACGGACACCGACCGAGCCCACGCGATCATCGATGAGATATTCCCGCGCCCGGATCCACTCGCGGAAGCCCTCAACTCTGGCGACGGGAGTTATCGACCATGAAAACGCTCATCACCACGCCTGGCCGCTTGACTGCAACCGGCCTGCAATTCGACTCAGAAAAACCCAGCATCGAATCCCTGCGGCAAACCGCGCTGCTGCTGGCAGACCTGGGCAAATCCCTGGTCTGGGCAATCGGTGACCTGCTCGCCAAAGTCGATCGCCTTTACCCGGACGAATTGGACACCTTTTGCGAAATGTTCGACCTTGAGCGGCGGACCCTGATCGATTACAAGTCACTGGCCGTCGCCTTTCCGCCGGCGGACCGGAACGACTTGCTGCCCGCCAAAACGCACAGGCTGGTCCGTGCCATGCCCCGCGCCGCACAGGTCGAACACCTCAAAATTGCGGTAGATCGCGCCGAAAGCTATCAGGAAACGCGTGATCGAATAAAACAACCCGACCCGGCCAAGCTGCGCTGCGACAAGTGCGGGGCACCACTCCGACCGGCGCAGGAATAACCGACCAATCACGATGACCACAATCACCGCCATTTTTGTTTTCCTGATTTTTTGCGGATTGTTTCCGCGCCTGGCAGCACTTTTGACGCTGCTTTTTATTGGCCTTTGTACCCTTGGAGTGAACTCACCATGACCCAACCCTTTTACTTTTTCCACAACATGACACGCAAGGTCGACGGCGCATCACTCGCCACCGCCCGCGACTTTGCGAAAAAGCACCGCCTGGACCCTGGTTTCAATGCCATGTTTCACAGCATGGAAACGATGCTGCTTGGCAATTTATTGTTCTCCCGCGACGGCTCTGACCTCGAGAATGCTCATTGCGCTTACCTGGCCGTCGCCAATATGTACCGCCTCATGACCTCGGAGCCAGAGAGCAACGTCACCCAGGGACCGCTGCAATGACCGCCGCCGACCAGTTCGATCAACTCTGCTACGCCGAAGTGATCGCCTTGTGCCAGGCGCAGCCGCTGGTCGCAGCCAACGCGATCACCCAGCTTCAATACCAGCTCGGCTGCGCACGTGCCGACACCAAAACCGTGCGCGCCTCAGTCCGCGTGCTGCTGGCGCACCTCGAGGCCCTGCAACGCTCACTGGATGAGCGAATTGCGCCGCACCATGTCCCGACGTAAACAAGATAATCCGCGGATCGCGGATCGCCCCGACACTGGCAACCTCGCCGTCGCCCGCGGACGCTGGGCCTGCTGTACCATGCACTGCCCGGCGCACTCGGACGGCTACATGCTCGACCCGGCGTTTATTCCTGACCCGGACCAGCGGGCAACGTATCAAGCAAAACTCCACGCCTGGTACTCGGCCCTCGACCCAAAGGGCCGGCTGTTTCTCGGCCCCCTGTGGCATCGCATCTGCACTGGCAAACATCAACCAGCGGCTGCAAACCGCACCCGGACAGCAACAGAACCGCCAACAGACTAATTCTGTTCACTCGCCGCCAAGCCGGTGCCGATTGTCCTGCCGATCGCGGCGGCGGACCTCGCCGGATCCGCAAGAATCCGCCCGCCGGTAAACAGCCGCGAACCGGTCGCGCTTTGCGTCGCACCGAAAGCCGCCCGCCCCAGCGTCTGATTCGCCGCCACCGTCAACGTACCACGCACCGGCTGATCGACAATCCGCGCCAATGCCGACCGCGTCGCGGTGCCCGAATCCCCCACGATATCGGGGAAACTGCTCAACACCTTCACCGCATCGAACACCGGCGAAAGCCCCAAGCCGCTCCGCAAGTATTCGACCGGATAACGCTTGCGCAGTATCGTGTCCAGCGTCCCCGCGTTCACGTCGCCGGCGGTCGTCAATGCCTTGCCCTGCTCCAGCGCATCCAACAACCGCCAGCTCGAGCGGGCATTGCCGTACTGGTTCAACAGATCCGTATTGCCACCATTACTGCGCAAAAAAGCATCATCCAGCGACTCGACAATTTTATACAGCCCGGTCATCGTGTTGCCGTCGCCGGCCACGCTCGCCTTCTGGATCTCCGCAATCACCGCGCTGCGCGAATCCATGAACTGTTCCGGATCCAGCGTTCCAAACGCCACACCGCCCTCCGGTGCCTGGCCCTCCGGGAACGACAGTTCCCGCAACTGCTTGACGGTTTGCCGGACGCCCCTCGAGCGCCCAACGCCCCGCCTGTGCTGCAGGTCGATCGCGTTCACCTCATCAGCGAACCCGGCATCCAGCGTAATCGGTGCGGATGCTTCTTGCACCGCCCGGAATTCGTCGCCGATTTGAGTGTGCGCCCTGCCTAAGTCCGCGCCGGATATCACCCCAGGGAGCGGCGCATCGGTCGACAGCCCCAAATTATCGTAAACAATGTCATTTAGCCGCCGGCGATTGTATTGCTTCAAATCGTCAAACGGCTGCGACGTTAACGGATTACTCGCCAACGCCGCTTCAAACCGTTGCAACGTCTGATTCCCCGTCCGCTGGCCGGCCTTCAACGCAATGCCCAGGTCGTCCGCAGCGTGTACCATGGCCCGCTTGTGCGCATCCAGCCCACCCGTACCACCCGCCGCCCTCATCGACATATCCGGCCCCGACACCTCCGCCGTGCTCGCCAGCCGGCGATACTCCGCCTGCGCCTCCGGCCCCAACCTCGGGACGCCGTAGACGGTTTCAAATTCCAACGCGTTTTGCCCGGTCGTGAACTCCGCGGCTCCCTCAAATCTCACCGGCGCGGAACCGCGCTCGATCATCTCCCGACCCGTGTTCCAGGCAATCGAACCGCCCCTGACAACAGCCGCACCCGTCGCACCCATGACACCCGCAACGCCGGCATTTTGCACCCGCGATGCCATTGACCCAGGACGTGCGAAAAAACCCTGCGCGGCACCAATGCCGCCCTCCGTCGCCAACACCCGCGCCAATGAGGCCCCGGCCCCGGCACCGGTCACCGCCAACGGCGCACCCGCCGCAATCTCCCCAACCAACGCAGCCCCCGGTCGCACCGCCCGGATCGCTTCCATGCGCCGGGCATCGTCGGTCGACTGCGCCAGCATCTCCGCTCGAATCGCATTGCCCCGCGTCTCGTCAACAAAACCCATTGCAATATCACCGGCCAGGCCGAAGTCGCGAACGCTCCGCCCCACGTCAAGCGCCGTGGTCGCAATCGCAACGCCGGCTGCCTCGACCACGCCAATTCCCTCCGCGGCCAGTTCCTCCGCCGTCGGCGTCACGTCCCGCCATTGGCTGCCGACCTGCTGCCACGTCCGGCCATCCCTCGTGATTACCTGCTGACCCATGACTTTCCCCTACTGGCCCGGCGGCTGCGCCTGCGGCAGCACGTCCTGCATTCCCGGCCAGGAACTGTATCTTGCCACCCGCTCCGCATAACGCTGTTCCACCTGCTTACGGAACACCGCGTACCCCTCACGCGCTGCCCGCTTCGCATCGTGCACCGGCATTCCCTGCATAATAAACCGCGTCAGCGATTCAGGATCCGGCAATCCCTCCGACAGCCGCTCAACGTCCCCCGGCTGCAACGTGCCAAGATTCTGCAATGCCCCCACGTCGGCAATCAGCAAACCCCGTAAACTCTGCATCGTTTGCCCGGTCACACTGTCCAATTCAAAACCGGACTGGCTGAACAGATCGTCAAACAGCTGGAAATTCTGCAGCGTCCGATCCATCGTTGTCAGTTCCTCACGTGCCTTGACCCACGGCTCACCGCCAGGGATGCCAACATCCTGCAAGCCATCAGGCCCAGGAATCCGCGCCATGCCCGCTTGCACCGGCCCCAGCTCCACTCCCGGGATACCCCCGCCCTGGCGCATCCCGGCCACCTCAAGATTATTGGCTGCCGCATCCAGCGCATTCATGCGCGACACCTGCGCGTCAAGCTCCGCCCGGCGCATGGCCCCCGCTTCACTTCGCCGCGATTCAACGTCGCTTTGCTCATTCACCAGCCGCTGCCGTGCCTCCGCCCCGCTGATCTGTGCCGCATTCTGCTGCCCGGCTGCCTGATCGCCAAAAATTCCCGACAACAACGCCGACCCTTGCTGCGGCATCATCGGCATAAGCCCGCCCGCAAACGCTGCCTGCCGCTCCACATTGCCCGGATCGGCCAGTAAACCCGTGCCCCCGGCCCTGACCGCCGGCTGATCGTCAAATCCCTCGAGCAGCACGCCAGGACGCCCCAGCAAACCCCTGACCGAAGCCTCGACCCGCGCCCGTTCCTCCACGGCGTCGCGCCGCGCCTGCTGCGCCATAACAAAATCAAGTATGCCCGCCATACGCTGCCCCCTAGCTCAACCCGAAATTGAAACCAGACCCGCGACTGCCACCGACCGCCTGCTGCTGGGACTGCTGCTGCGACAACACCGTTGGCCCGCCCAATATCGCCGCCAGCTGCGCCAGCGGCTGAAACTGCGCCGCGAACGGCGACATTCCCATATTGAACAATCCGCCCAGACTCCCCATGCCGGCCTGCCCCGCCTGCAACCCGCCTTGGCTCAATTGACCCGCCGCCGCCTGGCGCAAACCTACATCCTGAAAACGCAGGTTTGCCGATTGCTGCGCAAACGCCTGCTGCATTCCCTGCGATGCCAACCCTTGCGCAACACCCTGCCGGCCCCCACCCAGGCCCCCAACCGCCTGCGCGCCCTGACTGATCGCCGGCAGAATCGACTGGGTGAATTGCTGGTTCATATCCAGCCCCATTTGATTGATCTGCTCGTTCAGAAACGGATTCTGCTGGCTTACCCGCTGCTGCAAAAAATCGGTGCCGCCACCGCCCGCTTGCTGCATACCCTGGAACTGCTGCAGGAACTGCTGCCCCTGGCCGCCCAACTGCTGCGACAACATGGAAGCCATGTCGCCGATGCCGCCGGCCCCCAGCTGCCCCTGCGCTACGTTCTGTGACATGGAATTGAGAAACTGCAAAAACGGTTGCTGCAGCGGATCGACAAACGTCTGACCCGCGCTGCTCCCGCTCGACGACTGGCTGCTTTGCGTCCTGTTTGATCCCAAATTCATATTTCGTGCTCCAAAATAACCGCCCTGCAAACGTAGTTCAAACCCTTCAGCTGCCGATCCCAGCCAGGCCGCCCCTCAAGCCTGATCGCCCGGCATCCGACCGCCGTGGCCACCTTGATCAGCGCCGCGTGCGCCTCCGCCTGCCATACCCGCAACAATTCACCGGCGCAACACGTCACCTCGAGCACCGTCCCGACACGTGCCTTTTCCACCCGACATATCAACAACGCTAAATGCCGGCTGGCCTCGTCAACACTCAGGCACAACCATTCGCCCGTTCGCAGTTTTTGCAGGATCTCGACATGCTCGACCCCGCGCAAATCATACTGCAACGCCCGCTCAATCGCCGGCTTGAACTTCGCGTACTCGCTCGCCACCCGCTCGCCGGTGTAAATGTGCACCGTGATTGCCGGCCCCGGCAACATCTCGGCACTCATCCCGGCGGACTCGCCTGCAGTCCCCCGACTACCAGCGGCTGCAGCATTTGCGTCAATAAAAACACTATCCGGTTAGCCGTCACGTCCCCGGTGCCGGACTGCACCCGCGCCCGGATATCCACCACGTCGCCATTGGCAAAATTCCGCGTGCCAAACAAACTCACGTAAATCCATTGCACCTGATTGGTGTTCTGGATCACCGATTGCCCCACCTCCAGCCCGTTCACGAACATAGCAACTTCCAGCACTTCGGCGAACGGGACGTTAAGGTCAAACGCAACATCGAACCGCCACAAGCCGGCCCGGTCCATGGTGATCTGATCATTGATCAAATCCACCGTGCAGCCCCTGGGCGCATACGGAGCAATCGGCGTTTGACTTAAAAAATTGATCTTCTGAAAGGTCGTCGTCAGCGTTTGCAACGTCCCGCCCACCGTGAACATGCCGCCCAGCCCGTCGGCATCGTTCAATCGCCGGTATTCGTTGCCGTCAAACCAGTACAGGCCCCGACCGCTCCCAGGATCAAACGTCCCCGCCTCCGCCGGGAAAAATCCCGTGTCTCCCTCCCTCGATCTCGGCGGCTCACTCTCGACCCGCTGATATCGCACATATCCCGGCTGCAATACCGCGAACGATTCCGCTATTCTTGATAGCTCCGTTCGCAGGTAATCCGCCAGGTGATCCGGCGTGGAGGGCGGCGGACCCGGTATATACGCCATCAGTGTTTAGCTCC